GGGGTCGCCAGCTAACCTCCCTGTGAACAGTTGTTTTTTTCTTGCGATCATAAAGAAATCCTTTGTATATAAGCTAACGCATAGTGTGGTGGAATTCTTGTTGACCAAGATAGCGTGTGAATGTGCGCGTCACTTGCTGGGGTAGCGCCACTCCCCGATGCCACTGTAACTGTTGCGCTTGGCCCGCCTATAGTTGCTGTAATGTCCGTTGCGCTATTATCTCCAACATCATAAGTGCCACCTGAATCCGCGTCTGCATGTATAACGAACTTTGCGGTTAAATCAGGAGTGCCGTTAGTTCCGTCACATATCTGCCAGTTTTCAGGTATGTCAGAAATTGCGCCAGACCAAAGAACAATCGTGCCGATAGGTGTTGCATTTTGCGACGAAACTAATGCTTGTCTAGCTAGCTCTAAAGCCTCAATTGATAAGCTGTTGTCAGAAAAATCTATGTGCGTGGGTATGCTAACAGCGGAGGGGAATCCAATAGGGTCTGGAGTGCTTACGCTAACGGGAGACCCGTAGTTTAAAGTAAATTTATCCTCTATTACATCATCATCCCCGCCTGTCCTGGTGCGTAGCTGCCAGATAACGTCCAAAAGCTCGCGCATGAAAGGCCCGATCTCAGGGTCAAACGCCCACTCTTTAGGGACTATGTTAAACGGGGTTCTATCTACGTTTGACATTAAAATCCAGCGACCTCTATATCTACTTCACCATCAAACATTGACAAATAAACAGGGTCAGAGCAAAGGATTCTAGCCCTTACATCATAGCCTGTGCAGAAGTCCCAGAAGTCTACAGGGATCATATAATCGCCGTTAACCCCTATAGATACGTTGCTCTGGGCTTGCCATGTCTGACCGCCATCAGGAGATAATTGACACATCAATACGGGGTCTGAACCTTGACCAGTCACTAGCCCAACACCTACTTCCGCGTTGATCCTTAACTGCTTAACAGTGATCCTCTTTGAAGGCGCACCAATCATCTTCCCGTTAAAATTAGGCAACGTCCTAATCCTTAACCTTGCCAGACCGTTATCGGTGTAAGTGTCTAAATCTAGCTCCATGACATCACCGCCACCAGAGCCTAAATTCTTTCCATAGCAGCGTTTAACTGACGTTGCGTACCACGCAACACCCTCAAGATTAGTTGTTGATGCAAGCTCTACCCAATAGCTGTAAGTCTCGGAGAATAACCAAGTCTGATCCCCAGAAGGGAAAGAGAATAAAACAAAGTCTTGTCCCTCCATTACAAAGGATGAAGTAATGCAGTCAGACACATTATCCATCGCCTCAACATGGTGAGCGAATGCCTGAGAACCCACTGAGCGAGCGTTAGCCCCTGAGCATTGGTAAACTTTCCGGTCATCCCCTAGCCAATATAAAAATTGGTCTGTATTCGATACCGCGTGTTTGCCTGCAATCCCAACATTTACCAGAGAGGTGTCTTTTCGGGAAAAGGGAGGATTTCCAACACCTGAGTTATACCACAGCTCAGTGGTTCTTGACCCTAGCATATAGACAAGCTGGCTGAACACGTAAGGTCTTAATAATGGGTCTGGGGCCACTTCCGCTTCTGCAAAATTCAAGGCGTTATAAGTGCTACCGTCCCCCGCGTTAGACGTACCAAATAAGCCGTTATCACCCGCTATAATGAACTGCCTGTTAATGTAGGCAATTGATCTAGGATTCGTGACAACAGACTGAGAAACGGTCGATACAGTAGCCCCATCGTACTTATATAATACGTTATTAGCTGTAAAGAACAGATTTGTGCCATCGTCAGCGAATACAGCTCTATCTGACCCACTTACAGTCCCTAAAGATGTGTAGACAGCAGTAGAGCTAATTCGCCACAGCGTCGAATCTATGAGCTTGTATAGGACATCGGCCATAACGTGCATACCACGATCTGTGCCGTTTTTAGCCGCCCAAACCTTTAAGCCAGGGAAGTCGTGAACACCATTACGCCCTTCAGAGAGATCAATGTACATATTCTGAGTGACTTCACCGCCATACTGAGAGGAACGGTGTCCACCTGTAGGGCCAGCTATATCAATCGGGATCATGGAGTAGAGCCTTCGATGTGCATTGCAGGTGCAGGGCCGTGACGACCTCTGCGGTCTAATTTATTCGCTCGCTTCATCGCTTCATCAAATAACAATGAGTATTTTTGAATCATCGCATCATCATGCGCCCACTGTGCAAAGTGGAACAGTGACCCGTATAAATATATTGCAGGGAATCTAGTCAATATATCGTTTGTTGTGTTACTGGACGATAAAGCTGTTAGAGACTTAAAGTGCGCCATTTCATAGGAATAGGCAGAGTCAGGTACGCGGTCAAACTCAACCTGATTCGTGACTGTAAAGAATCTAGGGCGACCAGCAGCGGTTTGAATATTCATCGACTCTGGGGCGCGGTATTCTATCTCGAAAGACGCACCGCCCGTATAGATACGGAACTTACGCATAGAGAGAAAGCCAGTTGGTAAGGCCAGGTAGCGATCAGTAGTCCCTGTGGAGCCTGTAGCAGTCCCCTCCATGCTTCTCACTTTCAGGTTAACCGCTATGTCAGATTCCGCTAAGTCGATAAAATCGTCGATAACAGACAGGGTATCACTGCGCTTAGACCAGTTCTGAATCGCTGTCTTCAGCTCTAAATATGTGGATATACTCATTTCGGTTGCACCAGTACATAAAATCCATGTTCAACAGTATTGAATTGCAGTAACTCAAACCGTTCCATTATCTTGGGTAGCCACCATGCCGGAGGCTCTTGTATTAAATGAGCGTTGCGTCCATCGGTTAAGACCTTAACAGCGGGGCCAGTGTGGACGGTAAAGAATCCAAAGAACTCCGTGACCCGCCTCAAATCATCGAGGACATCATCGAGATGCTCCGGTTCAATATGCTCTAAAACATCAATGCACGTTACGAACTGGGCTGAGTCTGGGGCATCAGACCAATCCTTTACGCCAGGATCGTAATGATGAACCGTAACCTCATGGTCAGGGTTGATAGACTTAGCTAAACGGCCTTTACCTGCGCCGTAGTCGAGCATGTGCGTGACTTGTATCTTATTGATAAGGTTAGTGACTAATGGCGCGTAATCAACAGAAGCAACACCGTAATTAGGGTTTTCGTGCAGAGTTTCCTGCTCTTGCCTGTACTCATCGCTAATCAGCATGACCTTGATGCCTTCGTTAACTCATAAAACCACTCATCTGAATACTCTTGATCCCCGTAACCCTTTAAACTTGGTATTCCGAGGGTAAAGTGGACAATCTTAGCGCCAGGGTTAGGCTCGCACTCGCCTACCAAATGGTTCCACTCTTTCGGCAACTCACCAACATCATCAGCCCACTCAAACTGGTGGAGGTATTTACCTGTAGCAGTGTTTACAATTTCGGGCTTTAAGCTCCAGCAGGCTTTGGTATGGTTGCAAAACACCATCAAAGACGACCAGTTCTTTTTAGGGTAAACGTGCTGAATGTTACCGAGAAACTTATCACCCCCTTTTGGTATATAATCGTGCTTAACAACAGAGACATCTGCTTTTAAATTATAGTGATTAAATATCTCTGCAATGTCGCACAACACCAGCATGTCACAGTCTAAGTATATAGACCGCCCCGTGTACCCGCTTAGAAACGGGGTCAAGAAACGTGAGAATGAGAACTCTGTACTGCCGTCTTCTATGCCCCTTGTAAATTCAGGGATATTGGTCTTATTTATAGGGATAAAACACACCGGCTCTGATGCCCTAGACAGGATTGAGTGACAAAGTACGTGGTACGCAATTGCCTCTTTGGGATCAAATCCTATACAGATCGTTATCACCAGTTGCCCTCTTTTGCAAAACCTTCAACCGTCTTTAGCCAAGTCCCTTCCTGTCTAACTAAGTGTACTGAATTGAACCAAGGGAAATCACCCTCTGAGTGGTAGCGATAACCTGGACACTCTGGGGTTAAAACATAGCAGGGTATCCCTAATGCCCCAGCAATATATATTATAGTCGTACAGGACGATACAACATAGTCTAATTGGCTCACTAAGGACGCTAGAGCGTCTATATCGCCTCCTGCTGAAGTTTCAGGGTAAGACTTGATGTTATAGCGGTCTAAATCGCGTTGCTCTACAGGCTTGTATTCGAGGCTTATAAAGGTGTCCTGATCGTTAAACAACGGCGACAAGTCATCAAGATTCAGAGATCTTTTTGATTCACCTGTGTTTTTAAGCCCACCCCGCCAAGCTATGCCGACCTTCTTGCCCTTAAAAGTCTTAAATAAAGCCTCCCACTGGATCACCCTGTCGGGGTCTGGGACTAAATGAGGCTCTCCAGTAAAAGATTCCTCTGAATTCCTGTAGAAGTAGGGCAGTTGGCCTATAGCTAGCTGATAGTCTGGGCTATGGTCGTCCAGTATGGGTGTTTCACGCTTAAATCTTGTGCCATATACAGGAAAGTCAAAAGACCGCTTGAATAGTCTTTCCAGCCTTGCATCACAATCCAGAATAATGTCATTTGTTTTAGCTAATTCATAAAGGCAGGTTGAGAACATAATCTCATCCCCTACACCCTGCTCACCGTAGACAACAACAGTACCAGGCTCTCCATTCCAGTCTGGGACACCGTAATCCCTGCCCTCTCGGTGCTTAACGCCGAGGGTGTCGTAATAGTTTGCCCAGCCTTCTTTCCACTGCCTCAACATTAGTTGGGCTAAACCCATATTATGCTTTGCGGCCTTTAACTCAGGCTTAATAGTTAAAGCCTTTTGGCTTAGTTCAATACAGCGTTCAGGCTGACCACTCTGTAAGCACATCAAGCCTTCGTTGGCTAATGCGTCAGCGTTCCTGTTATCTAAAGAATAGGCTTTCTTAAAACATTTCTTGGCTTTAGCCGGGCTGTACTCCTCTAAACACATCCCCATGTTTGACCAGACAGAGGATACTTTAGGGTTAAGCTGGGCGCATCGTTGGTAAATGTTATAAGCCAAACCAAACCGTTCAGCCTCCATCATAATATAACCACTCATAAATAGAGCTTTTTGGGCTATATCATCGTCTATATGGTCATTGAGTATATCGTTGCAAATAGCCAGTGCTTCATCCGGCCTTTCGTTAATGATTGAGCGAGCTTGCAATAGAAGCTCCTCACTCATATTTTGTCTACCGTTAGGCAATACTTATAGTCTCTAGCAACAACCTGCTCGATCTTCTTCATGTCGTCGTTATTGCGCCAATCAAGATGATACTTCTGCATCAGCTCAACCAGTACCGCGTTGGGTATTCTAGCGTAGTGGTAATAATCTTCTTTAATACCCCTAGCCTTATATGCAGGGTCATCACGCATCTGTTTCGCCTGTTTCAGCGTCAGCTCTACGTCCTGAACATCCTCAATATAAGTGGTGTCAGTTGAATGGTCATAATGATGGAATGTCTTGGTTTTAGTCCAAGGGTTTATATCAATCAGACGCTTCGACACTTGCGGCCCTCCGCCTTCTACGTGCTGGCTTCTCTACTGGCTTTGCATGTGCAGAGTCGAAAGCATCTTTGAATTTTTGAGAAAGCTCACCGCGCAAATGACGCGCAGCCCACTCCTCAACTGTTGAGTATTTTAGCATTGTTTGCTTGTGTGCGTCTTTCATTAGTAGACCACTGGCTTCTTTGGCTTTGGCTTTTTCTTGGCTTTGTTTCTGCGAGCAACAGCAGCCCTCATGCGCTCGTCAATAGTTTTGTCTTTTCCCTGCTGGATAAGGAATGCTTCTCTTTCTGCTCTAGTGGTTGGCATAAAAATCCTTAATCATATAAAAATGAGGGTAGGGGCCAAGATTGACCCCATCCTCAAGATGAATTAGCTCACTGTAAGGTCAGTAACCTTGCCGCTTGCCGCTTCGTTTTTCACTTCCAGAGTGTACTCACAAACCAACTGGCTTCGATCAGAGTCACCAGTTTTCGCCAGCTCCTCTACTTCCATGTTTCGCAACGTGGAAAGACAGAAGTATTCCATATCCAAGACCAGAGCAGTTTGATCGCGCTGGAAACGGTTAGGAACTACGCGGAATGTACCAAAGTTAGACTTGTAGAAGTCAACAGCACCTTGAAGGTACGTTGATTCCTGAGCCTGTGCATCAGTAAACAGAGTAGAGATACCAACAAATCCTGATACTCGTGTTCTGTTGTGAGGGCCGACCATAACAACGTCAGGCTCACCACCAGCAGTCCAGCAAGCCTGAATAACAGCATCAAGACCAGCTTTAGTGAACGTACCTGCAACAGTTGAATCGGTAGGAGCCGCAACAGTACCGCCAGAGAATCCTGGGGTAGTTTGGGCAGTACCAGTGCCCAGGCTGGTCTTGTTAGAAGACAACCAAGATTCAACAGATGCTAAAGAACGTGCAGTACCAGCACCACCAGCAGAGCTAGCTTGGTTGCGGGTAAGTGCAAACTCCATGTCACGCTTTATCTCACGGCCACGCTTTGCCAACTGGTAGCTGTATTCGTCAGCTCGGCCAGCAGAATTAACCGCTCGCTGAGTACCGGATACGCTAACTGCCTTTTTGCTGATCTGGCAGTAGTTACCGACACGGGTAGTCGCTACGAAAGTGTTGGCAACAGTATCGTCACCTTCAATCTTACGGTTAGCAGCAGCAGCGTCAAGAGCATCGGTCTGCCACTCATGATAAACAGCGGTTGCGCTATTCTTTTGAACGCCAGACAAAAATGGCGTATCCATTGGGCTGATGTCGTAAATGATGTCAGCCAAATCTTCACGGTTACCAATTGCAGCATGGGCCGTGGTAGTACCTGCGGGTACAGTCATAATAATTACCTATTTCATTAGTGAACGGAACAATTTTGCCGCATCCCTTGAGCTTCCAGACTTCCTAAGTTTCCCTCGTAAATCGCTGGATTCCTTGGCTTCGCGTGTTGCGCTGTCTGTAGACGCTCCCGGTGATTGCGACTTTGGTGGAGTTCTGACCTTCTTGCTTTCTAGGTCAGAGTTATTGATCTGGTCGAACAGCATGGCTTTACGGGCCATTACGAACATTCGGTGGTCAGTTAGGGCGCTAAGTTCATCGCGAGAGAAACCCTGTTGTTCCATTGTGGCAAAGACTTCATTGGCCTCCTTAGACCGCACATCTTGATCTAGCCACTCTGGAATCGCTGTCTCTAGCAATTCTAGCTCCTTCTTTGATCGCTCCTTGTGTCTTTCTTGCTGCTCTACCTGGCGTTGCTCCTTCAATTTGTTGAACTTGTCCACCTTGCCACGTATCTTTTCAAACTCTTTGAGATACGCTTGCGGGTCATACTCCTTCAACTCCCTCATCTCTGGAGACTCAAGACTATTGATCTCGAACTCAACTACGGCTTGCGCCTCTATCAGTTGGCTTTCAATCCTTTCCTCTTTCGTTTCTAACGCCTTTCTGCGCTCTGCTACGTCAGAAGTCTTTTTGCGATAATCAGACTCCATCATGTAGCCCTTACGCAGTTCTTCGAGGGTTACATCTAACTCATCCTCTCCGACTTTGACCTTGTATCGCTCCACCTCTATTTCTGTATCACCAATTGGTGTTTCTGTAGAAGTTGTTTCGACCTCGGTGCTTTCTGGAGCTTTACGCTCCTCCACTACATCTCCGGTTGGCTGTTCAGGCTCCGGTGATAGCAATGAACTCATACGCGAAATCGCGCCACTCATGTCGGTAGCTCCCGTGGGGTTGGCTGCCATAATTTATTTCCTCAGTTTCAATATATCCTTTAGGAGTGATCTAGCTTTTTTGCCGCCATTGATCGCATCCGTAAATTGACGCTCGAAACTGTCTACAGTTTTAAGCATCTTGTATAGGTCTTCCCTCTCCGCTACATCTTTAAAGTGAGAAGTCCTAATATTGTGATACACCGCTTCCCTCATGCCGATCAGTGCTTCCTGAACTAGATTGTCCGTCAGGATTCTCTGTGCATGGTCTGCTCGTTGTACCTTGTTCTGTAGGTCGCGTTCTTCGCTCACCGAATATCCTCTCGTAGTTATCAGAGTACCGCTTTTGATCTGTCGGCCTAGTGTTTGAGCCTTTACCAGCCACCGCCACCAGACCCCAAGTTTGTTATGGTTGCGTTGTCAGCACTAATTGAATCTATAAAAGTTGTGCCTGAACCTTCATTGAATGAATAGTTATTCTGATAGCTGATGTTTGGGGAACTGCGCTTTGTGAGCCTCTACCATTAGTTCTTCACTAGCAAACTCTTGAACACTGGCATCATCGCGGTAAGATACAATTGTTACCCCATCTATTAGCTCAAACGGTTCGCTGTTAATAATCCAGTTACCGCTATATTTTGTAAGAATCATGCTATTCCTCCGTCGGAAATAGTCCATCCATCTGAAGCTATCAAAGCGGCTCTTGCTGTTGCCGCCGCCCCGCCACCTGTATATGTGCTAGCGCCAAAACTTGGTGTAAGACCTGAGTAGACCGCTTGCGCTTCAAAATTGATTAACAGCGCATCGTACTGGGCTGTCGTCATTTTTCCGACGGTAAGGAAAGAAGTGAGGCTAGAGGTGCTATTGAAACTTGTTATATCGAAATCTTCTGCTCCAATTATACTGGTTAACGCATCGCAATCCCGGAACATAAACTGCATACTGACTGCACTTGATGTATCAAAGTTAGATAAGTCTAGGTTGATTAACGCATCGCAATCCCGGAACATCACAGCCATATCCGTCACAGCCGAGGTATCTGTCGATCCCGCTGTAAAGTCAGTTAAGTTTTTACACCCATAAAAAGCACGATCTAATATTGACCAGCCAACATCACCAAGATTTAAGACTTTTTTAATCTTGAGCTTATCGCCGCCGTTATTAAATTTAATATTCGGGAAATCTCCGGTAATCTTTATAGTGTGATCGCCCGCTGTAGCATATTCGTGTGCCAGGTCCAAGTCGTTGTAAGTAGTAACAGTGGAGTTTGGAGTGCCATCACCCCACTCGATTACCGCGTTGAAAGTCCCGACATTTTGGCAGGGAATAGTGACGGTTTCAGCACTCGTAGTGGTTGCCCACACTGACTGGAAGCCCTCCAAAACAAGACCCGCACTGCCAGTGCCCGCAGACCCTATTCGGCCAATCTTTCCAACACCTGCTAGCATTAGCTTGTCTCTGTCACGTATAAAAATCCAGCAGTGCCGATAACGTGTACCGCTTGGCCGGGATCAACGGAGAAGTATTCAACCACTCCCGCTGGTAGGTAGGCGGCTGTAGTGGCTGTGGCTGCGGCTGCAACACGTACAAAACATGCGGTATCAGCAACAAGCCTGACAACTGTCGTTCCAGCATCGGCCAAGGTTGCGCTGGCTGAAGTCCCAGAGATAGCCACACGTACAGACGTACCTGTTAATCCCAGTGCTTGTAGTGGGACACCACTTTCATCTCGTGCTATTGAAGTCATATTCTTATCCTGTTTAAGTTTGTTTTATAATGGACTTGTGACGTTAGTTAACGCGTCCGTCAAAGCTGCTGCATACGGGTTGCCTGTCTTTCGTGCGACATATTCGCCCAACTGCTTACCTGTCACATCTAGGGATTGCTTGCCAACTTTGGAGCCTCTCAATAGCGCGTTATCCCAAGTGCCACCTTCCGCTAATACCCCTAACGCCGCTGCTAGGCCGTGGCCGTATCGCATAGGCAGCTCTAAAGCGTCAAATGCAAAGCTAGCTCCCTGCCCTGCTACAGAAGCCGCGTCACCTAATGCGGCTGCATAGGGGCTAGATGTTATCTGATCCATCATGCTGCGCTGTGGAGCCACCTCTGTCGGAGTTTCATAGGGCTGCTGGGCCGCGAACTCTTGGGGAGTGTCGTATAGGCTACCCTCTGGGCCTCTGTTAACTTGGCTAGCCAGTGTATCCAGGTAGTCTGGCAAGTCACTAAGGGCTAGGCCAGTACCTGTAACGCCAGCCGTTACAGCCAACGCTGCGGGAGTAGCCATGCCGCGCTCTTTGATTGATATTTTGGAGTCATCGAACATGACGTAGTTGGATGTGCCGCCATCAGCACCTCTGCTCATGCCGTCTTTGTAGCGTATGCCGGGGATGCCTGACTTTGCTAAAAATTCTTCTTGCCCCTGAATCATTGTTCCAGCTTTTGCTGATGATTCTGAGTTAAT